TCGTGGCCTGGGACAAGGGCCGGGGCTCGCGCGCACCGCATAAGGGCTATTTCCGGCACCAGTGCGAGTACGTGGTGTGGGGCACCAAGGGCGCCGCCATCCAGTTGGAGCACGACGGCCCCTTCGACGGCTGCATTCAGGCCGTGGTCAAGCGCGAGGCGGACTATGCCGAGATTTCGCGCAATCGCCTGGAAGCCGCCGAGGCCGAGTTCTACGGCGTCGCCGACCTGGTTTAAGGGGCGCGCCGTGACTGCCTATTACAACGAAATCGAACCCTATGCAGCGCAATGGCTGCGCAACCTGATTGCGGCCGGGCACGTCGCGCCCGGCGAAGTAGATGAAAGGAGCATCCTTGATGTTAGCCCCGACGACCTTACCGGATTCACACAATGCCACTTCTTCGCCGGCATCGGCGTGTGGAGCTACGCCCTGCGCCAGGGGGGGTGGCCGGATAGCCGACCTGTATGGACTGGCTCCTGCCCCTGCCAGCCATTCAGCGTGGCTGGCGTGGGTGGTGGGTTTGACGACGAGCGGCACCTTTGGCCCTTCTGGTTCCACCTCATCGAGCAGCGCCGCCCTCCGGTCGTCTTTGGTGAGCAGGTTGAAGCAGCGATTAGGCACGGATGGCTCGACCTTGTTCAATCTGACCTGGAAGGAATCGACTACGCCTTCGCAGCGGTCGGTATCCCGGCTGGTGGCGTCGGTGCGCCGCACATCAGACAAAGACTGTGGTTCGTTGCTGAACACCAAGGAGTCGGCCAGGCCGACTCCTGCGGCAAGGGATTGGAAAAGCGAATCTGCGACGGACGAGTTCAACGAAAAGCGTTGGGATCATCCGAGAGGAAAGCCGCTGTCAGCATTGGCGACACTATCAGCATGGCCCACTCCGAACAGTACAGTGGTCGATGCCAAACCGAATCCGCCGATCACCAGCGGCAGGAGGCCTACCGATCCACAGATCAGCGTGGCGGATGTGGCGGTTCATTTGGCGGGCTGGAACACACCGAACGCGGGGGACGGAATGGGCGGGAAACGCCCGCACCCGGACACCTCGATGACCGGGCAGCATCCGAGCGGGCGCAAGGTGAACATGGGCCTGGCGTCACAAGCGCACATTGGATTCATCAACACGGAACCGGCCCGACTAACGGCTTCTGGCGAAATGCTGATTGGCTCTTGTGCCGGGATGGAAAGTGGCGGCCAGTTGAACCCGGCACATTCCCGTTGGCTCATGGGGCTGCCGCCCGCGTGGGACGACTGCGCGCCTATGGCAACGCAATCTCGCCGTTCCCGGCAAGCGAAATGATTGCGGCCTATTTGGAGTGCCGCCCATGACTTCCAACTTTCAGCAGTATGGCCGCGCGCTCCTAGGCAACGGCTACCTCATCATCCCAATTAAGCCGGGCCACAAGCGGCCCGCGCTGGACAACTGGCAAACCGCGCGCCTCGGCGCCGCTGACCTGACCCGCTACCCGGCCCACGGCGTCGGCGTGCTGTGCGGGCAAGGCGCCCAGCCCGTTGCCGCCATCGACGTGGATACCATGGACGGCGCGCTGGCTGCGCGGTTCGTGGCCTGGTGCCAGGAACACCTCGGCGTGACGTGCGAGCGCGTGGGCAACGCGCCCAAGATTCTGCTCGCCTACCGGGCCGAGGCCGAGGGCTGGGGCAAGGCCACCGGCGCCTGGTTCGAGGACTTGGGCGGCGCGCGGCACCGGCTGGAAATCCTGGGCAAAGGCCAGCAGTTCGTGGCCTACCACATCCACCCGGACACGGGCGAGCCCTACGAGTGGGTTGATTTCTTCGGCGGCCTGGAAGCGATGCGGGCGGGCGACCTGCCCATCATCACCGAGGCCCAGGTCGAGGAAGCGCTGCAGGTGTTCGAGGCCATGGCCGAGGAAGCCGGGCTCGTGCGCGTGTCGGGCAGCCGGGCCAAGGCCGGGGGCATGACCTCGGCGCCGGACGACGACCCGCTGATGGCCTTCGAGCCCCCGGTCGGCATCGACTTGAGCGAGGCCCGGCGCCTGGTGGCCTATGTCGATAACGAGGACTACGACACCTGGCTGAAAGTCGGCATGTCGCTACACCACGAGTTCGACGGCGACGGCACCGCGCTGGATTTGTGGGACGAGTGGTCGAGCACGGCCAGCAACTACGCCAGCAGCGAGGACTTGGCAAAGCGCTGGGAATCGTTCGGCCGGTCGGGGCGCAATCCGACGACGGCGCGCTGGCTGCTCAAGGTGGGCAACGCCGGCAAGCGCGACGCGGTGAAGGCCGAGAAGCGCAGCGCCCTGGAAGAAGCCAAGGGCCTGATTGAGCTTTGCGTCGACTCCATCGACCTGGTGAACGATGTTGCGCGCAAGGCCGGGGAAGCCGCTGGTACTGATCTGGCGCTGCGTGCCGAACTGGCCGGCCTCATCCGGGCGCGCTTCAAGGACTTGACCGACACCAGCCTGCCGGTGGCCGACGTTCGCGCGGCGATGGCGGGCGGCCGTAAGGTCGTGGCATTCAGCAAGCAGCGCCGGCAAATGACCGAATTCGGCAACGCCGAGCGCATGCTTGACCACTACGGCGACGGCCTCATGTACGTGCCCGAGATCGACGGCTGGTTCATGTGGACGGGCATCTACTGGCGCCGCGCGGCTGGCGTCGAGCTTGAGCACCTGGCGAAGGAAACCATCCGCGCGCTGCCCGACGAGGCCAAAGCCATCGAGAGCGACGCCGAGCGGGCCGAGTTCTTCAAGTTCTGCGCGATTTCCCAGCGGGCCGTGATGGTGCGCAACATGGTGAGCCTGGCGCAGTCCGACCCGCGCATCGTGGTGGGCATGGCCGACCTCGACAAGCACACGCACCTCCTGGGCGTGGGCAATGGCGTGGTCGATCTGCACACCGGCAAGCTGCTGCCGGCCGACCAGGCGTACCGCGTGACGACCATCACAGCGGTGGAATACGACCCGAACGCGCGGGCGCCGTTGTTCGAGCAGACCGTGGGCGACGTGTTCTTCGGCGACGCCGACATGATCGGATTTTTCCAGCGCCTCGTGGGCTACTCGCTGCTGGGCCGGCCTGACGAGGACGTACTCGCCATTCCCTACGGGTCGGGCTCCAACGGCAAGAGCACGGTGCTGGGGGCCATCCGCGACGCCCTGGGCGAGCACGCCAAGATGGCAAGCGCCGACACCTTCTTGAGTAGCGGCGCGGCCGGTGGCAACGCCGGGGCGGCGCGCGAGGACGTGCTGCGCTTGCGTGGTGCCCGGTTCGTCTATGTGTCAGAGCCCGACGAGGGCAGCGAACTGCGCGAGGGCCTTATCAAGTCCATGACCGGGGGCGAACCGCTGCCAGCGCGCGGCCTGTATTCCAAGACCACGGTCGAGGTGGCGCCCACGTGGGTGGCCTTCATGCCGACCAACCACCGGCCCATCGTGAAGGGCGACGACCACGCCATCTGGCGTCGGCTGCTGCCCGTGCCATTCACGCGCAACTTCGACCAGGACTTGACGCTGACCAAAGACCCCGACCGGGCGGCCAAGCTGGCAGCCGAGGCGCGCGGGATCCTGACCTGGTGCGTGCGCGGGGCGCTGGCCTACCAGAAGGTCGGGCTGCAGCCACCGGGCGCCGTGCGCAAAGCCCGTGAGGATTACAAGAGCGATATGGACTTGCTGGGGGAATGGCTGGACGAATGCTGCGAGGTCGGCCCCAGCCACGTGGAAACCAACGCCCGCTTGTGGGCCAGTTGGGAAGCCTTCGCCAAGGCGCGGGGCGAGCTTCGGTTCATTGCCAGCGCCAAGAGCCTGGGACGTCGGTTGCAATCGAAGGGCATGGAGCCCGTGATGAATACCTACGGGTTGAGGGGGCGCGGGCTGCTTGGCATTCGCGTGCGGGTCGTGGGGGATTTCGCATGACAAGCGGCGTGTATGGACTCGAATGCCCTGACACTGGGGCGGTGCGTTACGTTGGCGCAAGCCGAGACATTGAAGGGGTTTATCGACGGTATTGCTTCAAATCGTCGTGGCGCTTCGCGCCGGTCGGGCCTCTGATGGACTGGCTTGTTTCACTGCACAAGGCGGGCAAGCAGCCCGGCCTGGCCATTCTCGCCGAGGCGAACGAAGACCAACTTTCTGCCATCAAGGCGGCGTGGCTTTCAGCGATGCGAACGACCGGCGAGGCGGATTTAAACAGGGGCGGCGGGTAATGCGCCCCGGCTACATCGTTCGGTTTGGCTTTCTCGGTTCTTGTTTTGTGCTGTTGCTTTTCAGTTCAGCCAGTTCGCGGCGGGTCGTCAGGACAGTGCGCAAAGCGGCATCCTTTACGTCGTTTGACGGGTACTTATCCATTTTGGCGAGCGGTTCGTTGTTAGCCACAAGCACCGCCTGCCAGGAGGGGGCGCAACGTGCGGCGGCGGCAAGGGCGATGTCGGAGGCAGGCGAAATCAAGTCGTCCAACTCAAGCGACGCTGTGCGCAGGCACTTCTCGAATTTTTCAATCTTTGCGAGGACATCGGCGTGCACGTTACCAACCGCGCAGAAAACTGCACACAAGGCAACGAGAAAGTTTTTACTTGTTTGCATTTTCTTGCACCTTCCTTTGTCGCTTTTTCCGTTGGCCGCTGGCCCTGTTTGCTATTTGCATTTTATTACGTCTTCGATGGGTGGTGCTACCGGGATTTGGAACGTTTGGAACGTTTCTTGCCCTTTTTTATATAAGTTCCTCGTGTGTACGAGCAAGAAGTTAGTGAAAAAAGCATGAAAAACGTTCCAAACGTTCCAAGTAAAAAATTGCAGATTCAAGGGAGGGCGGCGCATGCAGAAAACCGTGGCGGTGAATGAGGTCGGTTTGCGCATCGGTGAAGATCATCCGAATGCCAAGCTGACGGATGCCGAGGTGGAGCGGATTCGCTCGCTGCACGAGGACGGCATGAGCTACGAGGCCCTGGCCGAGAAGTTCGAGGTGAGCAAGTGGGCCATCGGTCGGATTTGCCGCTATGAGCGTCGAGCGCAAACCCCGGCCAATTTCAAGAACGTGCACGTGCTGGATTGCGAATAGGCTGGAATGGACACCATGAAATTGACACCTGAAAAGCTCACCGCGTTTTGTGCAGCCCTGGCCGAGACTTGCAACGTCGGCCGGGCGTGCGCTGCCGTGGGCATTTCGCGGCAAACCGCTTACAACTGGCGCGAGGCCGACCCCGACTTCGCCCTCGCCTGGGAACGTGCCATGAAGGCCGGCCTGTTGGCCCTTGAGGATGAAGCGCACCGCCGTGCGTTCGAGGGCACCAACGAGCCCGTTTTCTACAAGGGCGACGAGTGCGGTAGCGTGCGCAAGTACAGCGACACCCTCGCCATCTTCTTGTTGAAAGCCCACAACCCCGACAAATACCGCGAGAATAGCCGCATGGAACTGACCGGGGCCAACGGCGGGCCGGTGCAGATCAGCGACACCGAACGGGCCGCCAAGATCGCTGCCATTCTCGCCGCCGCCCAGGCCCGCAAGGACGGCGATGTCTCCGACCTCGTTTGACCCTGAACTGCTGGCCTACCTGACCCCCAAGGAACTGGCCGAACTCGACCTGCTCATCACCAGCGACCCGACCGTGTGGCGCCCGCTGCCTGGCCCGCAGTCCATGGCCTACTACTCCGACGCCGACATCATCGGCTACGGCGGCGCGGCCGGTGGTGGCAAAACCGACCTCGCCTGCGGCAAGGCCCTGACCCAGCACCAGAAGGTGCTCGTGCTGCGCCGTGAGGCCACCCAGCTAACCGGCATCATCGACCGATTTACCGAACTCATCGGCGGCCGCGATGGTTACAACGGGGCCGAGCGCATTTGGCGGCTGCCTGCCAAGCAGATCGAGTTCGGGTCGACGCCGAACCTGGACGACTGGAACAAGTACCAGGGCCGCCCCCACGACCTGCTGGTGTTCGACGAGGCGGCCAACTTCCTGGAAGCCCAGGTGCGCGCCCTGCTGGGCTGGTTGCGGTCGGTTGATCCAACCCAGCGCTGCCAGGCGCTGCTGACCTTCAACCCGCCGACGACGGCCGAGGGCCGGTGGATCACGGCCTTCTTCGCGCCCTGGCTCGACAAGAAGCACCCGAGGCCGGCCCAGCCTGGCGAGTTGCGGTGGTTCGCCATGATCGACGGCGAGGAAGTCGAGGTGCCCAGCGGCGAGCCCTTCCAGCATGGCGCCGACCTCATCAAACCGATGAGCCGGACGTTCATCCCTTCGCGTGTCAGCGACAACCCTTACCTCATGGGAACCGGTTACATGGCAACCCTGCAATCCCTACCCGAGCCGTTGCGCTCGCAAATGCTCTACGGCGACTTCAACGCGGGCATCGAGGACGACCCGTGGCAAGTCATTCCGACCGCGTGGGTGGAAGCGGCCCAGGCCCGGTGGAAGCGGCCCGACAAGCTGGCCCCCATGGATTCGCTGGGCGTCGATGTGGCGCGCGGCGGCCGCGACAACACTCTCCTGGCCCGGCGCCACGGCATGTGGTTCGACGAACCCCTGGTCTATCCGGGCAGCGCCACACCCAACGGGCCGACCGTGGCCGGGCTCACCATCGCCGCCAAGCGCGACGACGCGGTGGTGCATATCGACGTCATCGGCGTGGGCTCGGCGCCCTACGACTTCCTCAACGAGGCCGGGCAGCAGGTCGTCGGCGTCAATGTCGCCGAGGCCGCCACCGGCACCGACAAGTCCGGCCGGCTGCGCTTCAAGAACCTGCGCAGCGAGTTGGTGTGGCGCATGCGTGAAGCGCTCGACCCGACCAACAACACAGGCATCGCGCTGCCGCCCGACCCGCAACTGCTGGCCGACCTCACAGCATACACGTGGGAGTTGTCGGGCTCGACCATCTACGTGGCGAGCCGCGAGCAGATCATGGAGAAAATCGGGCGTTCGCCGGACTATGGCAGCGCCTACGTGCTGGCGCTCATGGACACCCCGAAGCGCGCCACGGTCGAGGCCCTGGGCCAACGGCGGCGCCGTGGGGAGTACGACCCCTACGCTACTTGACGCAGTTGTAGGCCAGTTCGAAGTCGGTCACTTTGCCGGCGAACTGCGCGTGCCGTCCATGCTTCGCACAATGCGCCTCGGCGGCATCGAGTGCGCCCGTGGTGCCTCGCGGTGAGTGCGCCCAATTCACGGACACCGCAGTCTCGGTGCCTTCCACGATGAACGGCGGGCGCGTCGTCGTCGTTGCGCAACCTGCAGCCAACACTCCAAGCGCGGCAATCAAAGCGGTTTTCTTCATTGTTGTCTCCCTGTGGTCGGTTGCAAGTTGTATTTTACCGGATGCACGTACCGCGCGAAACGGCTCATACGCTGTGCGCATGACTACGACAGCCATCCTTAACCCCGCAGAATGGATACCCCACATCAGCGACCTGCTTTCTGCCAATTGGGCAGAAACGGGGTTTGACTTTCCCTTCGCCCCTGATGTTGGTATGTACCAACGCCTGTTTGATGCTGGCATTGTGTTCGCGGTAGCTGCATTTTCAGGCCAAGAGATCGTCGGTTATTGCACGGTTTGCGTTACTCCGCACGCACATAACCCTTCCATCCTTGTGGCGGCGAACGACGCCCTCTTCGTGGCCCCTGCACGGCGCAACAGCCTTGTCGCCGGACGTTTGATTCACGCGGCCGAGGCAGAAGCAAAACGGCGTGGGGCTTCCAGGTTTTCATGGCATTGCCGAGCAGGCACCCCCTTGGCTGAGGTGCTGGAACGACACGGTTACTCCCCAATTGATACGGTTGTAATGAAAGGACTTTGACATGGGTCTTGAGACTATGGTGATGGCCGCGTTTAGCGCCCTGGGGACTGCTGTGTCTTACCAACAAGGGCAGGAGCAGAAGAAGGCCGCCGAAAAGGCGACCAATCAAGCTAAAGCAGCTGCTCAAGAACAGGCGGCGCAAGCCGAAAAGGCGCGCCTGCAGGCCGAAGCCAACGCCAAGAAGCAGGAGAAGTCAGCCGACGAGGCAACAAACCGCTCGAACCAAAAGCGCGCCGATACAGGCGCTGCGCTCGACTCAGCAATCCAGGCGGGCAAGGCTGGCGCCTCGGGCACCATGCTGACCGGGCCGCAGGGCGTTGATCCAAACATGCTGAACCTCGGCAAGAACACGCTGCTGGGGTCTTAACCGTGGCCGACGTGTCCAAGCGCAAATTGCTGCTTTCGCGCTGGGGTCAGTTGCACAGCGAGCGTTCTAGTTGGATGGCGCACTGGAAGGAAATCAGCGATTACCTGCTGCCCCGCTCGGGCCGCTTCTTCGCCGACGACCGCAACCGAGGCGAGAAGCGGCATAACAACATTTACGACAGCACCGGCACCCGTGCGCTGCGCGTACTTGCGGCCGGCATGATGGCCGGCATGACCAGCCCGGCCCGCCCCTGGTTCCGCCTCACCACGTCCGACCCGCAGCTTGATGAGTCAGCCGCCGTCAAGGCGTGGCTGGCCGACGTGACCCGCCTCATGCAAATGGTGTTTGCCAAGTCGAACACCTACCGCGCGCTGCATTCGATGTATGAGGAATTGGGCGCCTTCGGCACTGCCAGCAGCATCGTGCTGGCCGACTTCGATACGGTCATCCACCACTACACCCTGACCGCTGGCGAGTACGCGCTCGCCGCGAACAGCCGGGGCCAGATCAATACCCTGTATCGGCAGTTTCAAATGACCACGGCGCAAATGGTGCGCGAGTTCGGCCGCGAGAATTGCAGCCCCACGGTGCAAAACATGTTCGACCGTGGCGCCCTGGAACAGTGGGTCACGATCATGCAGGCCATCGAGCCGCGCGACGACCGCGATCTGACCAAGCGCGACGACCGCAACATGGCGTGGAAGTCGGTCTATTTCGAGCAGGGCGGCAGCGAAGACCAGATCCTCCGCGAGTCCGGCTTCAAGGAATTCCCGGCCCTGTGCCCGCGCTGGGCCGTGGTCGGCGGCGACATTTACGGCAACAGCCCGGCCATGGAAGCCCTGGGCGACATCAAGCAGTTGCAGCACGAGCAACTGCGCAAGGCCCAAGGCATCGACTACAAGACCAAGCCCCCGCTGCAGGCGCCTTCGTCCATGAAGTCGCGCGACGTGGATACCTTGCCGGGCGGCATTTCCTTCGTCGATGCGGCCGCCCCCAACGGCGGCATCCGCTCGGCCTTCGAGGTGAGCATCGACCTGTCGCACCTACTGGCCGACATCCAGGACGTGCGCGAGCGCATCAAGGGCGGTTTCTACGCCGACCTGTTCCTCATGCTCGCCAACGGCACCAATCCGCAAATGACCGCCACCGAGGTAGCCGAACGGCACGAGGAAAAGCTGCTCATGCTCGGCCCGGTGCTGGAACGCATGCACAACGAAATCCTCGACCCGCTCATCGAAATGACCTTTTCGCGCATGGTCGAGGCCGGCATTGTGCCGCCCCCGCCCGAGGAATTGCAGGGCATCGAACTGAACGTCGAGTTCGTCAGCATGCTGGCCCAGGCACAGCGCGCCGTCGCCACCAATTCGGTGGATCGGTTCGTCGGCAACCTGGGCGCGGTGGCCGGCATCAAGCCGGAAGTCCTCGACAAGTTCGACGCCGACCGCTGGGCCGACGCCTACGCCGACATGCTCGGCATCGACCCCGAGTTGATCGTACCGGGCGACCAGGTGGCGTTGATCCGCCAGCAGCGCGCCAAGGCGGCCGAAGCGCAGCAGCAGGCCGCGATGCTCAACCAAGGCGCCGACACCGCGCAAAAGCTGGGCAGCGTGGATACCAGCAAGCAAAACGCCCTCACCGACGTGACGCGCGCATTCAGCGGCTACACCTAAAGGAACCCGACATGATCGACATGAAACTCAAGCCCGAGGCCAAGACCATGCTCGGCGAGCCCGTGGGAATGGACGCGCCCGAGTATCCCTATGGCCTGCGCATCTGCCTGGACAACGAGAGCCTGACGAAACTCGGCATTACCGAACTGCCGGCCATCGACGCCGAGTTCAAGGTGACCGCGCTCGCGTGCGTGGTCAGCGTCAGCCAGCACGAAAGCCAGGGCAGCGACAAGCCGCGCTGCTCGGTCGACCTGCAAATCGAAATGATGGAACTGGCCCCGGCCAAGGAAGAAGCCGGCGAAGGCAAGAGCATCGCGCAGCGCATGTACGCGAACAGCAACATGAATCCGTAATCGGTGCACGTACCCCAAACGCATGCGCATAGATTGCGGCCATGAGCAATTACGACCCGACCGACATCCGCAGCCAAGAGCGTGCAAAGGCCGACACCGACCTGCGCAACAAGCTGGCGAAGGATAACGAGGAGGCCGACCTTAAGTGGCTCATGGGCAGCAAGCGGGGGCGTCGCATCGTGTGGCGCCTTCTGGATCGAGCCGGGGTTTTCCGGCTTTCGTTCAACACGAACTCGATGGCGATGGCGTTCAACGAGGGGAACAGGAACGAGGGCCTGCGCATCCTGGCGCAAATCCACACGCTCTGCCCGGAGCTTTATCCCGTGATGGTGAAGGAACAGATCCATGACAACCGAAACGCTGATGACGGAAGCCGCAACGACCACTGAAGGCACGACCGCATCTGAACAGGCCACCCAGCAACCCGCTACTGGTGCGGGCGAAGGCGGCCAACAGCAGCAGCAAGCGTCCGAAGGGCAAGGTACCCAGGGCCAACAGGCCGAAGGCGCCAAAACCGAAGGCGAGCAACAGGGAAAGACGCCGGAAGGCGCCCCCGAGAGCTACGAGTTCAAGGCGCCCGAGGGTACGCAGTTCGACGACGCCGTCCTCGGCGCTTTCTCCGAAGTCGCCAAGGAATTGAACCTGCCCCAAGACCAAGCGCAAAAGGTACTCGACAAGATGGCCCCGGTTATCGCCGCGCGCCAGGCTGAACAGTTTGAAACTGCCCGCAACGATTGGGCGGAAGCCGCCAAGACCGACAAGGAGTTCGGCGGCGAGAAACTGACCGAGAACCTGGGCGTCGCCAAGAAGGCCCTCGATACCTTCGCCACGCCCGAACTGCGCGCACTGCTGGACGCGTCCGGCCTAGGAAATCACCCCGAGGTTATCCGGGTGTTTTACCGGGCAGGCAAGGCAATCAGTGAAGACCGTTTTGTCGGCGGGAAGCAAGGGCAGCAAGCCCCGCAATCCGTCGCGCAGCGGATGTACCCCAACATGAACCCGTAATCAGGAGGTTTTCAAATGGCAACTCTCAGCACGGGCCAGCTCACCCTGGCCGATTGGTCGAAGCGTACCGGCCCGGATGGCAAGATCGATCCGGTGGCCGAACTGCTCTCGCAGCAAAACGACGTCCTCGAAGACATCGTCTTCAAGGAAGCCAACCAGCCGACCAGCCACGTGGTCAATATCCGCACCGGCCTGCCGACCGTCTATTGGCGTGCCTACAATCAGGGCGTGCCGAGCAGCAAGTCGACCACTGCCCAGGTGACCGAGCCCTGCGCGATGCTGGAAGCCCGCTCCCACATCGACGCCAAGCTCCTGGCCCTGAACAACAACAGCGCCGAATTCCGCCTTTCCGAGGAATCCGCCTTTATCGAGGCGATGAACCAGGAAATGACCGGCAAGCTGTTCAACGGCAACGTCGGCAGCGACGCCAAGACTTTCAGCGGCCTGGCGACTCGCTACAGTTCCACCACGGCCGGCAACGGCGGCAACGTCATCCTGGCCGGTGGAGCCGGTTCGGACAACGCTTCCATCTACCTGGTGGTCTGGGGTGAGCAAACGGTTTTCTGCCCGTTCCCGAAGGGTTCGCGCGCCGGTCTGCAATCCCGCGACCTGGGCGAGGAATCGGTGCAGGATGCCAACAGCAACTGGTTCCAGGCGGCGCGCTCTCTGTTCCAGTGGGACGGCGGCCTCGTGGTCAAGGATTGGCGCTATGTCGTCCGCATCGCCAACATCGACGTGTCCGACTGGATCGGCGTTACCGGCTCCCAGGCTTCCACCGCCTCCACCAACCTCTTGAAGCTGATGATGCGCGCCATTGCCCGTATCCCCAACTTCAACATGGGCCGCGCGGCGTTCTACGCCAACCGCTCCATTCAGGAAGGTTTGATGATCCAGGCGCTGGAAAAGTCGAACGCGGCCTTGGGCATCAAGGAAGCCTTGACGCAGTTCGGCACCAAGATCAACCAACTGGAATTCATGGGCATCCCGGTGCGCGGCGTCGATCAACTCGGCATCGCTGAAACCCTGGTGTCCTAATCAGGAAACGGAAAGGAATAGCCATCATGATCCTCGACGCACTTCTGCAACTCTCCGCTGCCCAGGCCGTCACGGCTTCGGCAGTTTCCACCAACACCATCGACCTCGGCCAGGCGCGCGACATCGGCACCGGCAAGGATTTGTACGCGGTCATCACCGTGGATGAAGCCGCCGCCGCCGCTGGTGCTGCCACCGTGCAGTTCCAGGTCATCAGTTCGGCGGCCGCCAACCTCGGCAGCCCGACGATCCTCGGCCAAACCGATGCGATTGCCAAGACCGAACTGACGGTCGGCCGCAAGCCCATCGTCGTGCCGATTCCGCCCGCCATCCTGAACGCGCAGCCCATCGGCCAGCGCTACCTGGGTCTGCAATACACGGTCGGCACCGGCCCGCTGACCGCTGGGAAATTCACCTGCTACATCAGCGACAGCGATGTCAGCGTGAACAAGAACTACCCCAGCGGCTTTACCGTCGCCTAACCAGGAGCCTGAAACATGAGCAACGAAAAGAACGTCGGCACTATCAAGTGCAAGGTTGTCGCCGACAAGGTGTGGTACTCGAAAGAGAGCCGCTTCCTGATGCAGGGCGATGAGGTCGAGTTTCCGGCCAAGGTGAAGAACTACAAGGGCGAGTTGGTCGATTTCAAGGTCGGCGAGTCGTTCAAGGTTATCGAGTCCGAGCCGCAAGGCAAGAAACCCAAGCCCGCCGACGATCTGGTTTGATCTTCTCCACGTAGCAGCCAGCAGCTTGCGGGGGCCATCGTGCCCCCGCTTTTTCTAGGAGACGGGCATGAAGCCGAAAGACCCCAAGCGATGCACCAAATGCGGCGAACACAAGCCGCGCGCCGAGTTCTATCCGCACTCCAAGGCGAAGAACGGCGTGAGTGCTTGGTGCCGTGACTGCACCAAGCGCGTGGCGGCTGAAAAGCAGAAAGCCGATAAGGACAGGGTCAAGGTTCGCAACCGTAAAAGCAAGCTGAAACGGGCGTTCGGCCTGACGCTTGAACAGTACGACGAAATGCTGCACGCGCAAGGTTGCCGTTGTGCTCTTTGCGGTTCGGACTTCCCAGGCGGCCGTGGGCGTTTCGTGGTCGATCACTGCCACACAACCGGCCGCATTCGCGGCCTTCTCTGCAACCTTTGCAACGTCGGCCTGGGCGCGCTGCGCGAATCTCCCAGCCTATTGAGCAAAGCAATCAAATATCTGGAGGTGGGCGATGGCATCCGAGGTCGACATCTGTAATTTGGCTTTGGCACACCTGGGCGACAACGCCACGATTGCAAGCATTGACCCGCCCGAGGGCTCGGCCCAGGCGGAACACTGTGCGCGCTTCTATCCGGTCGCGCGCGACGCTCTGCTGGAACTGCACGACTGGAAGTTCGCCACCCGCCGCGCCGCCTTGGCCGAACTCGACGTCGACTCGTGGAATTGGGTCTATGCCTACGCCCAGCCTTCCGGCGTGCTGCGCCTGCTCGCTGTGCTGCCCATCACGGCATCGCCCGAAGCCGAAAGCCAACCCTACGACACCGAAAACACGGGCGACGGCACGCCCTTGATTCTCACGAACCTGGAAGACGCCACGCTGCGCTACACCGCCCTGGTAACGGACACGACCAAGTTCTCGCCCCTGTTCGTCGATGCGCTCGCTTGGCTGCTCGCTTCCTACCTGGCCGGGCCGGTATTGAAAGGCGACGCTGGCAAAGCCGAGGCCAAGGCTTGCTATGCCACCTTCCGCGCTGTGCTCGCTCAGGCGACGACCTCGGACGCGAACCAGCGTAAGGTGCGGCCGGAGCATAAACCCGACTGGATCACTGGAAGGTAAACCATGGCGAACATCCGCACCCTGCAGCGCTCCTTCGCTGGCGGCGAAGTCTCGCCGGAAATGTTCGGCCGCATCGACGACGCCAAGTATCAGGCGGGCCTCGCACGCTGCCGCAACTTCATCGTCAAGCCGCAAGGCCCGGCCGAAAACCGGCCCGGCTTCGCCTTCGTGCGCGCGGTGAAGGACTCGACCAAGAAAGTGCGCCTGATCCCCTTCACCTACTCGACGACGCAAACCATGGTTATCGAAATGGGCGCGGGCTATTTCCGCTTCCACACCCAGGGCGGAACGCTGCTCTCCGGCGGCGTGCCCTACGAAATCGCCAACCCCTACGCCGAGGCCGATCTGTTCGACCTGCACTACGTGCAATCGGCTGACGTGCTTACCTTGGTGCATCCAGGCCATGCCCCACGGGAATTGCGCCGTTTGGGGGCAACCAACTGGACGCTATCGACCATCAGCTTTGGCCCGAACATCCTCACCCCAGGTACGCCCAGTGTGGTGTGCTCCGGACATACGACCGCCAAGTACAGCTACAGCTATGTGGTGACGGCCATCGCCTCGGACGGGTTCAATGAGACGGCGGCCTCCGCATCAGGGACGGATAACGGCAACCTGCTGGAAACCGGCGGGAAGGCGACCATTTCGTGGGGGGCTGTAACCGGCGCGTCGCGCTACAACGTCTATAAGCTCCAAGGAGGACTCTACGGCTACATCGGGCAGACCACCGGTCTGTCCATTGTGGATGACAATATCGCGCCAGACATGGGCAAGACGCCGCCTATTCACGATGCGGTGTTTTCCGGGGCGGGGGATTACCCCTCGACGGTATCCTACTTTGAGCAGCGGCGGTGTTTCGCCGGGTCGGTGAATTCCCCGCAGAACATCCTGATGACCAAGAGCGGGACGGAAGCAAACATGTCCTACTCGCTGCCCATCCGTGACGACGACCGGATTTCTTTCCGGGTGGCGGCCCGCGAGGCGAACACCATCCGCCATATCGTGCCGCTCACACAGTTGCTACTGCTCACCAGCGCCGCCGAGTGGCGCGTCACCTCGGTGAATAGCGATGCCATTACGCCAAGCACCATCAGCGTGCGGCCGCAGTCCTACGTTGGCGCCTCGAACGTGCAGCCGGCCATCATCAACAACACCTTGATCTACGGTGCCGCCCGTGGCGGCCACGTGCGAGAGTGCGCCTATAACTGGCAGGCCAATGGTTTTATCACCGGGGATTTGTCGCTGCGCGCGCCGCACCTGTTCGACACCTTCGACATCGTGGATATGGCCTATGGCAAAGCCCCGCAGCCGGTGGTCTGGTTTGCCTCGACCTCGGGCAAACTGCTGGGCCTCACCTATGTGCCCGAGCAGCAGATCGGCGCATGGCACTGGCACGACACGGACGGCGTGTTCGAGTCATGCACGACGGTGGCCGAGGGCGGCGAGGACGTGCTTTATTGCATCGTCCGCCGCACCATCAACGGCGCCAGCGTGCGCTACGTCGAGCGCCTGGCCTCGCGCCAATTCACCAACCAGGCCGACGCCTTCTTCGTCGATTGCGGCGCCACCTACTCGGGCGTGCCGGCCGACGTTATCAGCGGCCTGGGCCACCTCGAAGGGAAAACGGTCAGCATCCTGGCCGATGGTGCGGTGCATCCGCAGCGCGTGGTCACGGGCGGCAGCATCACGCTCGACATCGAAGCCAGCAAGGTACAGATCGGCCTGCCCATTGAGGCCGATTTGCAAACCCTGCCGCTTTCCGTGCAGTTGCAGGACGGCAGCTTCGGGCAAGGCCGGTTCAAGAACGTGAATAAGGTGTGGCTGCGCGTCTATCGCTCGTCGGGCATCTTCGTGGGGCCGAGCACCAACGAACTGACCGAGGCCAAGCAGCGCACCACCGAGCCCTACGGATCGCCGCCCGCGCTCAAGAGCGACGAAATCGAAATTACGTTGACCCCGACCTGGGGCGCAAGCGGCCAGGTTTTCGTGCGGCAGGCCGACCCGTTGCCGCTCACCGTGGTGAGCATGACCGCCGAAGTGGCCCTCGGTGGGTAGCACCGTGCACGTGGCCGCAAATCGCTGCATTACCTTGGGGCTATTCCTTCGGAGTATCGCGCATGGGATTCACCTCTAGCCAACTGGCAACAGCATCGCTTATCGGTCAGATCGGCGGCGGGGTCACGTCCGCAGTCGGCAGCTATTTCAGCGCAGCCACGCAAAAGGCCACGCTCAAGGGGCAGGCTGCTATAGCCGATGCCAACGCGAGAATAGCCGATGCCAACGCTTCCGCCGTTCGCACTACTGCCGACGTCAACGCCCGCATTGCTGAACTTGGTGCGCAATCAGCGTTACTGCAAGGGCAACAGCAAGTCGGTGCGCTGACCCTTAAAGCCGGACAACTCAAGAGTAGACAGAGAGCTTCCTTGGCGGCGAATGGAATTGATCTCGGCGTCGGCAACGCTGCCGAGATTCAGGCGTCGACAGACATCATGTCCGAGATTGACCGCAACACCATTGAAGCAAATGCGGTTAGGTCAGCCTGGGGGTATCGCACCCAAGCGGTTAATTTCCAAAATGAAGCGCTAATGGCGCAAAGCAACGGCTGGGCCTACCGCACCGATGCCGAAAACAAGCGTGCGACGGCCGGCGGTATCAATCCACTTGGTTCGGCGACTGGTTCATTGCTGGGAAGTGCGGCGAGCGTCGCCGGTTCCTGGTACTCCCTCAATAAGTCCGGGGCCTTGAAGGACACCATCCTCGAAGGATAAAGCAGCATGCCGCGCGTACCAATCTACGATACTTTCCAAGAAGCACCTAATGTACTGCCGCAAACTCGCCTGACGCCCCCTCGGGTTCAGCAGCTACCAGACCTTCCGGCAATGCCGGACGCAGCCGGGCAGCAGGCGCAGCAGATGAGCCGCGCGATGATGGCGGGGGGCCAGGGCATCGGGCAAGTCGCCCTCGATATGCAGCAGCAGGCCAACCAATTGCGCGTCGACGACGCCCTCAACAAGGCCAAGGAAGCCGCGCTGCGCCTGACCTACGACAAGGACGCCGGCTTCACCAACCTGAAAGGCATCAACGCCCTGGAACGGCCGGGAGGCAAACCCTTGGCCGACGAGTACAGCGACATCCTCAAGCGCAACATCGACGACATCGCCGGCTCCCTGGGCAACGACAGCCAGCGGCAAGCGTTCTCGATGCGCTCGAATGACATCCTCACCTCGATGCGCGGCAGCGCCATCCAGCATGAGGCCCAGGAATTCAAGACCTACGCCCTCTCGACTTCCGAGGGCATCCAAAGCACGGCCCTGCGCGAAATCGGCCTGAACTGGCAGAACCCCGACACGGTGAATTCCGCCGTCGAGCGCATCCGTGCGGAAACCTACCGGCAGGCCCAACTGCTCGGCAAGTCGGCCGAGTGGCAGGAAGCCCAGGCGCGCAAGCTGACCAGCAACGCGCACAAGGTTGCGCTGCTGTCGGCCCTTGAAAAAAACGACCCGGCCTATGCCGACGCCTACCTCAAGAAGTATTCCGGGCAAATGGACGCCGACGACATCCTCTCGGTGCGCGGCCATATCACCAAGGAAATGGACAACCGCGTGGGCCTCACCGTCGCCACCGACGTGCTCGGCAAGATGCAGCCGCGCATCCAGGTGGGCGAAGCCGAGCGCGCGTTTAATGTCGCCGTGGGCACCGAATCGAACGGCCGCCAGTTCGGCGCGGATGGCAAGCCGCTGACTTCACTCAAGGGCGCCATCGGCATCGCCCAAGTCATGCCCGACACGGCGCCCGAGGCCGCCAAGCTGGCCGGCCTGCCGTGGGACGAAAACCGCTACAAGAACGACCCGGCCTACAACAAGGCCCTCGGCATGGCCTATTTCCAGAAGCAGCTACAGGACAACGGCGGCGACCTCGCCAAAGCCTACGCCGCCTACAACGCCGGCCCCGGCCGCCTGGCCGATGCCATCAAGAAGGCCGAACAGTCCATGAAGCTGGCGAAAAACGACCCGGCAGCGGGGCGCACCTGGATGGACTTCATGCCGCAGGAAACCAAGGACTACGTCGCCAAGAACATGCGGGCGTTTGACGCCGGCCAAGGGCAGCCGACGCGCCCGACCTTCCAGGAAATCGACGACCAACTGCGCGCCGACCCGCGCCTCGTCGCCAATCCAGTGCGCTACAAGGTGGCGCGCGAGGAAGCCAGCCGGCGCTTCGAGGAACAAACCAAGGCCATCAAGCAGCGCGAGGAAGAATCCGTCGCCACGGCCATGCGCGGCACCATCGAGAACGGCGGCCGCTGGTCTGATCTGCCGGTGGCAATCCGCGCCGCCGTGCCCCCCAAGGAGGTGGATAACCTGATCGGCTTCGCGCAGAAGATCGCCAAGGGCGACGACACCACGAGCCTGTGGCTTTACAACAAGCTGACCAATAACCCCGAGCAACTGACGCGCATGAGCGACAACGAGTTCTTCGCACTGCGCCGCGAATTGTCCGAGTCCGACTTCAAGCATTTTTCCGCTGAACGGGCAAAGCGCACCGGGGCCACGACGGGAAGCAACGGGCCGGGCGACCTGAACACCCAAGCCATCAAGCAGTCGCTCGATGAGCGCCTGCGCATGCTGCAAATCGACCCGACGCCCAAGGACGACGGCGGCAGCGACGCCGCGCGCGTGGGCGCTGTCCGGCGTTTCGTCGATCAATACTTTATGGCCGCCCAGCGCGAGGCCGGCAAGAAATTCACCGACGCCGAAGTCTCGCAGCACCTCGACGCGCTGTTCGCCAAGAACGCCACTTTCCGGGGCTGGTTCTCTACCTCGTCCGGGCCGATGCTCGGCGTGAAGGTGGGCGACATCGACGGCACGACCAAGGACGGCATCAAGGCCGCATTCAAGCGCCAAGGCATCGACAACCCGACCGACGCGCAAATCCTCAACGCTTACTGGAACATGAAGGTCGCCCGTAAATGAGCAACGAATTCGACACCGCCGTAGCCGCTGCCATGCAACCCGACCAAGGGCAAGCCGCCCGCGTCGGGTTTTCTGCTGCGGCCGATACCAACCCGGACGCCTACGCCGAGGCGCAGCGCGTCGCCCGGCGCACGGGTGTGCCGGTCGATACCGTGCTCGCCATGCCCAAGGAAATGGCGCGGCAGGATGCGGTGGGTACCATCGACTTCGACACCCTGGCGAAAACCTCGCCGGCCACAGCTGCACTGCTGGCCGACGTTGAGCGCGCCAAGGTGGCCCACGATAATCTGCCCAGCATGACCGCCATCGAGCGCAGCTTTCTGGGCAACATCACCGAGCCGGTGCAGCGCGGCCTTGCCCAGGGGCGCCGAGGGCTCACCCTGCTGTTCGACCAAATGGGGCTCTTCAAAGGCTTGGAGCGCCAGCAGGCCGAAGTTGCGGCCGCGCACGGCATCATCTACAACCCTTCCATCGAACTGGCGGTGCGCCTGGCGCAGCAACAACGCGAGGTCGAGCACTACCCGGTGCCCGAGGACATCGCCAAGGGCATGCAGGACATCAGCAGCGCGCAAAGCATGGGCGACGCCTTTACCGCCATTCGCACCAACCCGCGCGCGGTGCTGGAAACCACGCTGCAGTCTTTCGGCGCCAGCGCGCCCGCCCTGGTGGGCGCGGCCGGGGGTTCCGTGTTCGGCCCCGGTGGCACGGCGGCAGGCGCCGGCCTGGGCAGCTTTGCCGTGGAATACAGCAGCACCCTGCAAGACGTGATGGATGAGAAGGGCGTGAACGCTACCGACGCCTTCTCGATTCGCGCCGCGCTGAACAACCCCGAACTCATGGCGGCCGCGCGCGACAAGGCCCTCAAGCGCGGCAGTCCGGTGGCGATTTTCGAAGCCCTGACCGCTGGCTTGGCGGGCAAGCTGCTGGCCGGCGCCAAGCCTACCGTCGCCAGCGTCGGCGGGCGCGCAGCCGGCGAACTCGGCTTGCAGGCGGGTGGCGGCGCAGCCGGCGAGGCCGGGGCACAATTGGCAACCGGCGAGTACAAGCCGGGCGACATCCTCATGGAAGCCTTTGCCGAAATGCCGACCGCCGTTGTCGAGGTGCCCGGCAACTATCGGCACGCCATGGAAAGCGCCCAGCGCGCGCAGAAAGGCGCGGAATTCCTCGACAACCTCAACAAGCTGGCGGCCGCCGACAAGGTGCTGGCGCGTGACCCCGAAACCTTCCAGCAGTTCGTCGCACAAGCGGCCGAGGCCGGCCCGGTGCAACAGGTATTCATCGACGCGCAAACCCTCATGCAGTCCGGCGTGGTCGAACAGGTGGCCGCAGCATCGCCGGCCGTCGCCGCGCAGTTGGGCGAGGCCCTGCAAACGGGCGGGCAGATCGCCATCCCGGTGGATGAGTACGCCGCCCGCATCGCGCCGACCGAGTACGCGCAAAGCCTGCTCGATCACCTCAAGGTCGAGCCCGAAGGGTTCAGCCGGGCCGAGGCGCAGGAATTCATGCAAAACCACGCCGAGGAATTGCAGGCAGAGGTCGAGCGCACCCTGGCCGAGAAGCAAGGCGACGACACCTTCAAGCAATCCGCCGAGGCCGTGCGCGCCGAAGTTAAGACGCAACTGGACACGGCCGCGCGCTTCACCCCGCAAGTGAATGACGCATATTCCGCCATGGTCGGCAGCTTCTACGCCGTCACGGCGGCCAAGCTGGGCATCACGCCCGAGGCCATGTTCCAGCGCTACCCGCTCAAGGTTGTTGCAGAAAACGTAGCCGGGCAGCGCTTTGACCAAGGGGGCACACTTGCCGACCTGAAACGGCAGTGGGCCGACGCTGGCATCAAAAGCGACGTAATCGAAAAAGGGGGCGTTATTACCTTGTCGCGCATCGTTGTGCCCGAAGGTGAGCGCGGTGCCGGCAAAGGCACGGCAGCCATGCAGGCGCTGGTGGACTACGCCGACCGCACCGGGCAGCACGTTGCTCTATCGCCGTCGTCGGATTTCGGCAGCAGCAAGAAGCGCCTAGTGCAGTTCTACAAGCGTTTTGGCTTCGTCGAGAATAAAGGAAAAAATCGCGCTTTCACGACCAGCGAGAGTATGTACCGCCAAGCGGCGGGCAAAATGCTTTACCAAAACGGCGGGCAAGTCGGCCCCTTTGGGCCGGTGCTGACCGACTTCAAGGGTGACGCCGAGCGCATCGACGGCCAGCAGTTCGACCAGGGGGCGAAGCTGCGGGAAGTGGATGTGTTTGGAAACGGATCACGCATCGACCACTACGACGACAAGAAAGGATTGATGTACAGCGCGCAGCGCTTTCCTGCTGGAGAGCGCTGGACAGTGTTTGAGACTTTCCCGGCAGAAGAAGGAGGGGATCAGACTCTTGGCGAAATGTTCAAATACAAGACCCTTGAGGAAGCGCAAGCGGCGGTGCGAGGGCTGCGGATTTCAGCAACGCAAAAAGCAAAAAACGCCGCTAAATACGGCACGATTCCGAATCTGTGGAAAGGTGAAGAAAAGAAGGTTGCCAAGGCGCTTATTGACGCTGGCGTAGGCATTGAGCGGTTCGCTTCATCCACGCAGTCGCGGTCGAAGTACATCTACCTTGACAGCGGGTTGAAGGTGCGACTTGCCGACCATGCGCTGCCGGGCGCCTACGATTCGCCTGATTTTGATTACCGCTATGGCGGTGACATCAACGCGCTGGTTGAAGAAATCAAGACGGCAGAAGAAGGCGCTCCCACCCCTAACAACCGCGAACTCGGTTCGCAAGCCCTGAGTAATCAGGATGCAGGAGCGGCCAGTCTGAGAGCCGATGAATCCGGGCAACTGGAGGAACCTGCACAGTCTGAAAGCGGGGCCGGGAGCAAGGGCATTCTTGCACAGAAAGTCGGCGCTGACAACACGGCGCGCGGCAGCTTCAACCCGGCGACGCTCTCGATTACCCTGCTCAAGAACGCCGACCTTTCCACCTTCCTGCACGAGTCGGGCCACTTCTTCCTGGAAGTGCAGGCCGACATCGCCAGCAAGCTGCAACAGGAAGCCGACATTTTCGGCCGGGATACCTTGAAGCCAGGGGAGCACCATATCCTCAACGACACCGACGCGCTGCTGCGCTGGTTCGGCGTCGAGTCCCTGGCCGAGTGGTACAACCTCGACTTCGAGGAAAAACGCGCCTACCACGAGAAGTTCGCGCGCGGCTTCGAGGCGTACCTGTTCGATGGCAAGGCCCCCAGCATCGAACTGCAAGGGCTTTTCCAGCGCTTCCGCGCCTGGCTGGTCAGCGTCTACCGCGAACTCAAGAACCTGAACGTCGAACTCACCCCCGAAGTGCGCAGCGTGTTCGACCGCATGCTGGCCAGTGGCGAGCAGATCACCCTGGCCGAGCAAGGGCGCAGCATGATGCCGCTGTTCACCTCGCCTGAACAGGCCGGCATGACGCCCGAGGAATTCGCCGCCTACCAGGCGCTCGGTGTCGATGCCACGGCCCAGGCCATCGAGGACTTGCAGGCGCGTGGCCTGCGCGACATGACGTGGCTGCACAATGCGCGCGGCCGCATCATCAAGCAACTGCAACGGGAATCGAAAGAGAAGCGCGCCGAAGTACAGATCGAGGTGCGCCGCGAGGTCATGAGCCAGCCGATTTATCGCGCCTGGCAGTTCCTCACCGGCAAGCTGGCCGCCGACGACAAAATCGAGGCGCCGGCCAAGCGCACGTCAAGCCCTGATTCCGTCGATGAGTCCCAGGACTCGCTGTTCGCAGCCATCGCCAAGCTGGGCGGCCTGAACCGTGCGGCGGTGCCGCCCGAGTGGGGCCTCGACCCGAAAGAGCGCATTCCCATGCCAGCGTTCGGCAAGCACGTGCTGCGCCGCGACGGCGGGCTCGGGCTCGACGCCATGGCCGAGGCTTTGAGCCAGTATGGCTACCTCACGCTCGACGAGCACGGCAAATGGGACTTGCGCCAGCTTGAGGACAAATTCTTCGAGGAACTGCGCGGCAACCCGCAGCACTCGGTGGCCTACGACTACGCGGCCGACCAGGAAACGCGGGCCGGCGACCAGGTAGTCAATCCGCAAGCGCTCGGCGCCGCGCGGCTCGACCTGGGCGAACTCAAGGCCATGGGCCTGCCGGCCGAGGTGGTCAATGCCGTGAAGGCGCGCCGGATGACGGCGGTAACGGGCCTGCACCCCGACATCGTGGCCGAAATGTTCGGCCTCACCTCGGGCGACGAACTCGTGCGCAAACTGGCCGAGGTGGAAACCCCACGCGCAGAAATCGACGCGCTCACCGATGTGCGCATGCTGGAACAGTTCGGCGACCTGTCGAGCCCCGAGGCCATCGAGAAGGCCGCCGACAAGGCCATCCACAACGACGCCCGCGCCCGTTTCGTGGCGACCGAAGCCAATGCCCTGGCGAAGGCTACCGGCCAGCGCAAAGTGCTTGCCAGTGCCGCCAAGGAATTCGCGCGCGCCATGATTGCCCGCCTCAAGGTGCGCGGCATCAAGCCCGGCCAGTACGCCAGTGCAGAAGTGCGTGCGGCCAAGGCTGCCGAGAAGGCCAGCAAGGCGGGCGACCTCGCCACGGCGGCGGCCGAAAAGCGCAACCAGTTGATCCAGAACTATGCGACGCGCGCCGCCTACGATGCTCAGGAGGAAGTCGACAAGGGCCTGCGCTACCTCAAGAAGTTCGAGGGCGACATCAAGACCCTGGACGCGGACTACGCCGACCAGATCGGCAACCTGCTGGAACGGTTCGACCTGCGCAAGGGGCAAAGCAACAAGGCCATCGACAAGCGCACCGCCCTGGCCGAGTGGATCAAGGCCCAGCGCGAAGCCGGGCTTGAGCCTGACATTCCGCCCGGACTGGAAAACGAGGCATTCCGCACCTCGTACAAGAACCTGACCGTCGAGGAATTCCGAGGCCTGGTCGATACCGTGCGCCAGATCGAGCACCTGGGCCGCTTGAAGCACAAGCTGCTGACGGCCGCCGACCAGCGCGCCTATGAGGCCGTGCGCGACGAAATCGCCGCCAGCATCCACCAGCACGCGCAAGGGCGCGAGGCCGACACCCGCACGCCGACCACGAACATGGGCCGGGCCGTGCAAGGGCTGAAACGGTTTCGGGCGGCGCATATCAAGGCGGCCACCTGGGCGCGCGTCATGGACGGCGGCAAGGACGGCGGCCCCATGTGGGAATACTTCGTGCGCAGCGCCAACGAGCGCGGCGACCAGGAAACAACCATGCGCGCCGAGGCCACGACCAAGCTGTCGGAAATCCTCGCCCCGGTGTTCAAGCTGGGCCGGATGGGCGGCAAGGGGCAATTTTTCCCGACCATCAAACGCAGCCTGAACCGCGAGGCGCGCCTCGCCATCGCGCTGAACATCGGCAACGACGGCAATCTGCAGCGGCTACTCGGCGGCGAAGGCTGGACGATGGCCCAGCTTGCCCCGGTGCTGCAATCGCTGACCGCGCAAGAATGGCAGGCGGTGCAGGCCGTGTGGGATCATTTCGAGGGCTACCGGCCGCAGATCGCCGCCAAGGAGCGCCGCGTCTATGGCAAGGAGCCCGAGTGGGTAGCACCGCGCCCCTTCGCCGTGACCACGGCGGACGGTCAAACCGTCATGTTGCGCGGCGGCTACTACCCCATCAAGTACGACCCGGCCGCCAGCCAGCGGGCCGAGGAACACGCCGACGCGGAAAGCGCCAAGCGCCAGTTGCAGGGAGCCTACACCACGGCCACCACGCGCCGCAGCTTCACCAAGTCGCGCGTCGAGGAAGTGCAAGGCCGGCCGCTGCTCTATACCCTGGCCGGCCTCTACTCGGGCGTCAATGATGTGATTCACGACCTCGCCTGGCACGAGTGGTTGATCGATGCCAACCGGCTGCTGCGCTCGCATACCATCGACGCGGCCATCCGCGACCGCTACGGCCCCGAGGCCAAGCAGCAGTTCAAGACCTGGGTGCAGGACGTGGCCGAGGGAGAGAAAGGCGCGGACGCTGCTGTGGATCTGGCCCTCTCGCGCCTGCGCCAGGGGGTGAGCGCTGCCGGCCTGGGCTTCAACGTCATGAGCGCGCTAATCCAGCCGCTCGGCATCACGCAATCCATCACGCGCGTGGGCGCGCCATGGGTGGCGCGCGGCGTGCGCAAGTACCTGGCGCACCCGCTCGACCTCACCCGCGAGGTGGTCGGCAAGTCCTCGTTCATGGAAAACCGGGCGCGTACCCGTTTCCGCGAACTCAACGAGTTGCGCAACCAGGTGCAGGATCAAAGCGCGTTCAACGAGTACGTCGGGCGCTACGCCTACTTCCTCATGATGCGATGTCAGCAAATGGTCGACGTGCCGACCTGGTGGGGCGCCTACGAAAAAGCCATCGCCGAGAGCAACGAGGAAACCCGCGCCATCGCCCTGGCTGACCAAGCTGTCATCGATGCCCAGGGCGGTGGGCAAACCAAAGACCTGTCGGCCATCGAGCGCGGCGGGCCGGCGCAACGGCTTTTCACCGTGTTCTATTCCTTCATGAACACCGCCCTGAACGTCGGCGTGGAAAAGACCATGAGCGCGGACACCCCGGCCAAGCGCGCGAAGCTGGCCGTCGACTACGCCATGCTCTACGTGGCTCCGGCTGTGCTGGGCTACTTCATCAAAAATGCTTTCACGCCGGGCGATTCCGGCGACGATGACCCCGAGAAGATTGCCAAGAAGCTGCTCGCCAATCAAATCGACTACCTGATGGGCCTCATGGTCGTGGTGCGCGAGTTCGGCGAAGCGGCCAAGATCGTGAGCGGCGCCAACGACATGGGCCGCGACTACACCGGGCCGGCCGGCCTGCGCCTCATCGCCGACACGGTGAGCTTGGCGAAACAGGCGCACCAAGGCGAATTCGACGATGCCTTCCGCAAGGCTTCAATCAATGTGGTGGGCGACCTGTTCGGCCTGCCCAGCGCGCAGATCAACCGCACCATTACTGGTGCCAAGTCGCTGGCCGAGGGCAAGACGGAAAACCCGGCCGCCATCGCCTTCGGCTTCCAGGAGAAGCGCTAGAGGTGCACTTACCGGAAAGCCTGAGGGATAGCCTTCGCTCAGCCCCCCAGGAGTCAGAACGATGACGATCAGCAGCGAAAACCGGCAGGCCGGGCCTTATCTCGGCAACGGCATCACCACGGCTTTTTCCTTCGCCTTCAAGGTATTCATTACTTCCGACCTCCAGGTCGTGCGCACCAATTCGGACGGCGTGGAAAGCACGCTGGTGCTTAATACCGACTACACGGTCACGCTCAACGGCAACCAGGACAGCAATCCGGGCGGCACTGTTACGTTACCGGCCGTACTTGCCACCGGCTATAAGCTGACCATCACCAGCAACATCACGCCACTACAAGCGACCGACCTCACCAACCAAGGGGGGTTCTATCCGAAGGTTGTTACCAATGCCTTAGACAAGCTGACCATCCTCGTCCAGCAGGTGCTGAATGGCCTTGGCCGGTCTATCAAGGTGCCGATTTCCGACACGTCCATCGCGGTCACGCTACCGTCTGCTACAGAGCGAGCCAACAAAGCCCTCGGCTTCGACGCCAGCGGCCAGCCGATTGCGGTGCCGGCAGCTTCCGCCGTGACGGACGCCGGAGCGGTCGTCTTTACCCAAGGGGGCTCTGGTTCCACCAGTCGCACGGTACAGGACAAGTTACGCGAGGCGGTCAGCGTCTTCGACTTCATGACGGCGGCTGAAATTGCAGCCGTGCGCAATAACACCGCCCTCGATGTAACCACCGCCGTGCAGGCGGCCCTCGACTATATCGCCACGGTACGCAACGGCAAGCTGGTATTCCCGGCCGGGGATTACCGTGTGACGCAGATCACCCTGCACGGGAGCGGCCTCACCTACGAATTCAACAATGCGGCGATTTCCGGGATTGCTTCCACAGCGAAGAATTCCATCGTGCAGATCAAGTGCGGCTGGTCATCGATCAAGAATCTCAAGGTGGGGGGCAATCAGAATACAAATTACGCCTGCGGGGTGCATTGGTACACCAATGACCTGAACACTTTTTACCCTGGGCGCAACCGCATCGACGGCCTCTATGTGGCTGAGTGCAAGATTGGGGTGGTGGTTGGGGCGCTGCCGTCCCAAGTGTCCATCGCTGCCCAGGGCACGGTGCAGGCCGATGGCACGGCAACGGATGCACCGCTCTCTGAATCCTATATTCACGGCCTCCAGACCTACGCCTGCGTCCGGGGCTTTTATCTTCGCCAACCTAACGGCAAGCTGGTTCTATCCTGCCCGGACATAACCGGCGAGGACGATGCCTGGGCCTCCTATGCCGACCGCACCGAAACCTGCGCCGTGATGATCGAACATCCGGGCAGCGAGTTGACCATTCTCGGCGGTGACA